TTTCTTCATGCCCATAATATTATTATGATGCAATCTCATTCTTGGAAGAGGATTAGCTTTACTTGTATCAGATGAGCCTGTATCCCCTGCGATACCCATAGCTTTTGCCATTTGTGCATAGTTATTAGTATCTATTGTAGTTATATCATTTACCATTTTATTCCTTTCTATCAAAGTTTATAAGTTATATCATATAACATCTTTAGTGTCAAGCCAATTATTACCTATTTTTGCTTCTAGTAATAATGGAACATTGAACTCTAATGCAAATGCACTATTGATTAGTGCTATCATATTGTCATTAACAATTTTTATAATATCAATTACCTGTTGCACTTCGTTTGGATGTATATCAATAACGATTGAATCATGTACACTATTAACTATACAAGACTGAAGATTATTTAATTGTTGCTCTATGTTGACTAGTATAAGAGGTACTATGTCAGCAGTAGCAAATGATTGTACAGGATAGTTTTTTATCTGAGTAAAGTGAGATACTTTACCATAAGAGTTTCTTCTAACATCAGGGAATGAGAACTGCCTACCTGATGGTGTAGTTATCTTTCTAGTGCTTATAGCTTCTTTAGCCAATTTGGAATGCCATAGTGCGATTCCTTCGTACTTCTTTGTGAAGTGTTCATAATATGTAGCTTGAGCATTCGTTCTCCCAAATCCTGTTGCTCCGTAGAGTGGTGCAAAGGTATGTGCTTTCGCTTCTTGACGAGAAGTTTTCTCCCCTGCATTACTAATAACACTAGCAGTATAACTATGCACATCAAATCCATCTTCTATCTCCTTCATTGCAGTTTTATCTTGTGACAGGAAAGCAGAAACTCTAAACTCTAACTGTGCAAAGTCAGCTTCAAGTATCTGTCCACCTTTCCACCTTGAAACAAACACCTTCTTCACAGGAAACGTGCCACCTCTAGGCATGTTCTGCATGTTAGGGTCTGCACCACTAAATCTACCTGTTGCAGTTCTGTGTTGTAGTAATCTTACATGTAGCTTGCCATCAGGTTTAGTGTGTGTAGTAATGCCTTCAACAAAAGATGACAAGTAAGTATCTAATGCTGATAGTCTTTGTAAGTCAGTAAGGAATGTTAAGGCTTCTTGTAAGTCATTCTTCCTAGCAATATCTTGTAGTATAGCTAGATTAGTTTTATTAACTGTAAATCCATTAGCACTTACCCATTTAGCAGTAGGTGCAGTAAACTTTAATCCTGCTATAGATTGACTAGGCATAAATAAGTAGCCAACAGAATCACAGTTATCACATTTGGTAGGTCTAGAGTAAGGTGTTCCATCTTTCTTAACCTTTCTGTAATGCCCTGTGCCTTGACAGTCTGTACATTGCTTTGCTTCTGTCTTGTACACAATATCTGATTTATCTTTAACATTCTTTTTGTATTCTTTTACATCCATATATGGTGAGAATGTATTTGCCCATTCAAGTTTGTCTTTAGGTCTCCTACTATATATAACCCAAGACATCTGTTCAGGACTGTTTAAGTTTATGCGAGTATCTCCCATTAATTGTTTTACTTGTGTGTTTAATCTTTTCTCTATATCTGCTTTCTCTTTCTCAAACTCATCTCTAACTTCATTTAACTTGTTCATATCAACAGTAAAACCATTCTGATATATTCTAGCTAGTGTAACTGAAACACGATTAGTAAGAGATACTGTGTTCATTAAGCCACCATACTCTTCTGTGTTTAGTTTCTTGTATAACGTATCAGCTAGTTCTTGTGTAGCCTTTAAGTCAGCAGATAAATAGTCAGATAACTCTTGCTTAGGTATCTCATCAATAGGTGTTTTATTCTTGAAGTATTCTTTCATAGTGTCTTGCTTCTTAGTCTCTAAGTCATACCTGTTAGCACATGCTTCAAGAGACAATGGTTGTTTATTACCTCTCTGTAGCACATACTCAACAAGCATAGTGTCAAAGACAGGACCATCATACTTCAGACCACATTCCCATAACCATAACAAATCATGTACAATATTATGACCTATAAGTATTGTAGCTTGGTCTAGTAATTCTTGAACACCATCAAAGTTATCTCTGAATAGATACTCCTCTCCTTTATCTGTAAGACAGCCTACCATAACCAATCTGTTATCAGATTCAAATGGGTCAAGATGTAGCTTACCATCTCTATGTGTAACTGTATTCTCTACATCAAGTGTTAGCTTCATTGTCATTTTCCTTAAAAACATACTTATTCAAAAAGGTATTTAAATCGTACTTCTTACTTTCGTATTCTGTTCTAAATATATCTGACCAATACCAATCCATTAAGTCAACCTCATATTTTTCATTAACTTTTACAATGCCAAAATTAGGATGTCCATGTATCTCAACATGAAGACCTAGCTTTATTAAGTCTCTTAATTTTGTTAGTCTGACTACCTTTCTTAAATTTTTATTATCATACCATTCTCTATAATAAGGAACTTCCTCATTAATCTTGGCTTCTTCTTTATAATAGTCTATATCTTCTTGTATTTCAGGTAACATGTCTTTAGTGTACGCATACCTATATCCTTGTACTATAGTTATATAGCTACAACCCTCTTCAATAAGTTCGTTTGTATGTTTCCTAACTCTTTCTCTATATACAGGGCTACTTCTCATTTAATCTCTCCTTATGTTTAGTTAAATATATAACAGCTTTCTTTAGTCTTGTCAAGCTATCTGAGAATCCACCTAACCCAACATTGCAATGATGACATAACCATCCTCTAAATGAAAGTGAATCATGGCAATGGTCTAGTACCCAATTCTGTAATCTAGGTTGACCATACTTGCCTATCTCTTTTATATCCCTTTCACATATAGGACAGCAATAATTCTCATCAGGATATGGGTTAGTCTTCCTTAGTTGTTTAACTAGATTGGATTGATTCCTCATGCAAGTTCTGCAAGTTCTCTTTATCTCTGTTTGTTTATTATCCTCGCCTGAACTAGCATACTTCATAGCATTGAATTGGTCTATTGGTTGTTCTATATCACACTTGATACAGACTAGACTATCCCCATGTTCAGTCACAGGCTTTTCATATCCAAACAAATCCTTCTGCATTACTGATACCTAGCAGTTACATAATCCAATTCACAATGTTCAACACCATGCCATCCTGATAATTTATTCTTGACAATATTTAAATGTCTAGCAGGGCTTTCTTCTTCCCCTTTGTCAGGATTTTTGACTGTATCTTTAGCTATAAGAATCATTAAATCAGCTTCTGCAGCCTTACCTGTTCTACTACCTTCCATCATAGCTTGGTTCAAGTAAACCTTACCTTCAGCTTCAGCAGACAGTTGAGACATATAAAAGATTGCACACTCATGTTGTTTAGCTATCTGTCTAGCATGTATAGCATTAGCTTTCAGTGCTTCATCTGTCCTTGCAAAGCCACCTGTCCTAGCAAACTTATCTCCCATGTCTAGTACAACTACATCAGGTTTGTATGCTTTACAGATACTCTCTACCCATGCCATGTCACGATTAGATGCATCTTTAATATGTATGTTCTTCTTGACAGGCTCATACAATTCTCTTGCTTTACTTGGGTCTTTCCTTATCTGATGCATTGTCATACCTGTAGCTGATGTTAAGTATCTAGCACCAACTCTGTGTGCAGATTCCTCGTTACAAAGTATGATACACTTAGCACCTTGATGAGCAAAGCCATTAGGACTAGCAATTAAACTAGCATGAAAAGATGTTTTACCTGTATTAGGTCTAGCACCTACTTCAATCAAATGTCCTGCATTGACACCCTCAACCTTTCTAGTTAGACAAGGTATATTGAATGTCCATCTAGCTTCTAGGTCATTTCTTTCTAGCAATGTCTCAATGCTTATATCATCCCATTCTACTTTTAGATTGGGAGTAAAATCATCAGCATATAACTCAAGAACATTTCTAAGAGGTTCAAGAGTGGATTTAGAACCATTAACATAGTCAAAGCCGAGATTAGCAATGTCTTCGCCAACAACCTGCTGAAACAATTTAGATAACACTTCTTGTGCGACATCTGTTCCAAGTGGCAACTCCTTCTTTACTTGTTTAAACAAACTAGAGTATGCTTGTTTCTGTGCAGTAGTCATTGATGGGTTATTCGCCATGAACAAGGCTTCAATCTCATCAGGTGTTACTGACCTGTCATACCTATCCATAGCTTTATCTATGGCACTCTTAATCTTTCTTACATCTTTACTGAATAGTCTATCAGGACATTTAGCACCTCTATGCTCTTGATAAAATTCTTTGTCCATTAAACTTCTTATTAGTGATAATTCCATGTTGGTTACTCCTTTGGGGTTAGTTTAGTTAAATTATCAAAGTCTTCTTTTCTCCTGTACTTTAAATCGTC